TCTTTAATCAAGGCCACAATCTTACGAAAAGCACCGTCTATATCCCACCAATAGTCAAACAAAGCGGTGTGTATTTCGCTTGTTTCCTCGTCAGACTCCTCACGTGGCCTGTAAACTATTGTCGGGCTTTTTGCTACCATACGTGGCACGATTGTTTCTACGTTGGACCACGAGTAGGGGTTATGTATCTGCGAGTTAGTAAATTGCTGTTTACCGCTACCGTGATAAATAGCATCACATTCGTTAAATATCTTAAACTTTGCCTGTGTATTGCGCTTAGCAATTTCAAGCCGTTCGTCAACTATTGAGACTTTTTTATTCATCATCATTGTCATCACCTCTGTATGTATTACAACGCCACGCTAAATCACGCTCGTAGTAGGGCACACTTGCGTCTAGCGCGTCTTTTGGCACAAGCGGTAGTTCTTTCCCTTTGCGCTTTTGGTAGTTAATAAACTTCTTGGCATTTATGCTGTACACACAGTTAAAACAAACCCTGTGGTAGAACGTGGTTGGTTTTGTTCTCTCTGGGTCATACTGATTGTCTTTGATGGTTTCCCATATCTTGAGGCGCATCTCCTGCATCAAATCATCTGCGTCATAGCCACGAATGTGATAGCTATGGGCAATTTTCCACATCACCCTTTCGCAGTCCTTGAGCACCTCGTTGAAAATATCCTCTGTAAGCTTTTTAATCTCTTCACTCATAGATAGGCACCCTCCCATAGCCCGTGGTAGGGTCGCCACCTCTATAACCAACTATTTTCTTCTTTTTTTTAGGTGGGCGGAGGCTTTCCATACCATAGCGCCCGGCGTCCATTAAGTGATTGTTGCCATCTTCTGGTTCGTTTAATATTTTTCCGTCTTTATCTGTCTTCCACATATAATTACGATATTCTTTAATCAGATTTAAGGATGTGCTAGTAATCGATATTCTTTGTTCTTGCACATACTGTATTCCCTGATTGACCGAACCCTGCCCTTTTTGTGAAGGCAGTATGTTAAGACCATAACTTTTTATTTCGTCTATTGATTTTGGCTCCGCGCTATCTGCTATAATCAGCTTTTGATACTCTGGGAGGTTTTTTACGAATGAGGCTATGTCGGAATTTGACATTTGTTTTTGGTATAGTCTTTCATCCCAAATATAACCACCGTTATAATAGTAAATATCAATGATTCCAGTTGGGTCGTTCGAATAACCAAAATCTAGTCCTCTACGCACGAGTCGTGCCTCGTGAGGTATCTCGTCAATAATTGCCCAATCTTTATATATTTTGCCTTCCAGTTCTCCTAATTGACCAAGACCATAAACAAGCCACCAGTTTTTGTTATTGCGATGGCTCTCTATCTCTTTACGCGTGACATCATCTAGTGCTTCATTGTCTAGGTATGTTAACGTGATAAAGTCAATATCATCACGTTTACCTTGCATTTCGGTGTAGAACCAGAACTCGTTTGTCGGGTTCCAGTCCATAAACACTATTTTACGAGTTCTGGTAATGAGTTGGTCAACTATGTTGTATGGTAGGTTGTTTGCTTCATTAAGAAATAAAATATCTCTTCTTGGCCCGTGGGCTTTGCCAAATTTGTCAAAAGATGTAAACTCTATGATTGTGCCGGTTGGGAAAATATAGATATGTTTCGATTCATTCCAAGAGTTTTCATCCCAGTAGTTGTGGGCAACCATTATATGTTTGAAATCTCTGATTGCCCCACCCGACAGATGTGGGTAGCTTTCAGATGTTACGGTGATAACTTCATTCTGGTTTGTTTGGGCGTAATCTATCAAGAAGACCAATATCGAAATAGTTTTTGAAGCGGCAGTGCCACCCGATATTGCCCTTATTCTTTTTGTCAGTGCAAATATTTTTTTGGTCGCAGTAGTATCTTGAAATAAGAATTTATTGGGTTGCTCTATCATCTTCTATTTCTATTTGTTTTGTTGACTGACCACCATAGATTGGTATTACTAAGGTTCTATCGCCCGAGCCTTGTGTCTTTAGTCTATTCAATGCTTCGAGTATTAACCTTGCTGCGCCAGCGTCACCGGAGGATGCTCTTTTTATAAGACCGCTAAAGACTTTTGCCAGTTTGCCAGATAGGTTTTTAAGTAACATTTGGTAGGCATCATCGGTAAAATTATCTATTTGTCGCCAGTTCCACAGGGTCTTTCTGTCGACTTGAAGATATTTAGCTATTTCTTCGTCCGTTCTTGTTTCTGTCGGGTCAGCTAATATTGCCATATACTGTAGCTGGACAGATGTCCACTTGTTTGTGGACAATTGAGGAGTATTATTTTGCATCTTCCGCCTCCACTTTCACATCAAACAACGTATCGCTTGGATATTTCCCCAAGTCCATTACCTCTGCATTATCTGTTTCAAACACAAGTTGGTATACTTGGTCGTTCGAGGCGGATTTTCTTTGTGATGTTTTTTTTAGCTCTGCTTTAATTTTCATTTTAGTAACTCCTTCTCGGTTGGGTTAACCAAGTAATCATATTGCGGGTAACAAGCCTGTGTAAGTTTCATTTTTATACGCCACAGTTCTGTTGCAAACCCTTTTGTTTCCACAATCTTTTGTCTCCCGTCGTTTAGTGTTACAAGAAAGTCTGGGATATGGGTAGTTACCCGTTTGCCGTTAACGCTCAAAACAAGCCTAAACTGTGGTTTTACCTCTTTTATTTTCTTTTGCGACAAGAGCAAGTCGAGCCAAAGTGCATCGCTTGCCTCTTGGCACGAATGATAAAAACGGCCATTGTATTCTTTAGGCCTGTTTTTGTATTTACTCCTTGCCGTGTAAAAATGTCTCATTGTTTTTTTGTTAAAACCGTCCGCCCGTTCGCAAGAACCCGTCTAACTTGTCTATGACAAGGACGTAGTCAATACGCTTATTACACGGGGTAACGTAACGCAATAGCAGGCGGTTTGTTTTTAAGGTTGTGGGGGCGTAGGTGTATCGTTACGCCCCCTGTGTCAAGTAGTTAGAAAAAACCAAAGCTATATTGGCACCCGTCAACTCCGTCCAAGTCTTTCATCATCGCGCAAACCTCGTTCACGGCCTCCTCCCACGTATCTGTGGCGACTGCGTCTGTACCCACAACGGCTACATAGCCCCCCTTGCCTTTGTGGATAGTAACTAGCGTGTTGCGAATGCCCCGCACTGTCTCCATTGACACTTCGCCCTGGAACCATATCATTTATCCCACCCCCTTTTGGTTCCGTTGGTCTGTAGGAACAGGTGCATTGCTTCAGGGCTTGGTTTCTTTGGGGGCTTGTTGCGTAGATGCAACACTTGGTGCAAGGTGTGTGGCATCAGCACAATGTTGTTTGGATGATTGCGGAACTTACGCTCAAGCTGTGTTTTGTAGCGCGTTCGTGGCCAGTACAGGTGGTGCTTCTCCAGGCGTTCCGGTTTCTTGCTCAACCATTTCACCCCCTCTTGTTGTACGTCCGTACTTTTGCTATGTCGCCCCCACCGCAAGAGGTAGGAAGGAGGGAGAGAACCTACCGCGCGGGCAGAGGACAGCGAAGAACCCTGCGGTAGAGGCAACAAAAAAGGCGGAGCTCTACACACCAAAAAATGATGTATAAAACTCCGCCTTTAGTTAAAAAGTAACGGATATTCGTGTTGTCAATGTGTACCCGACAAGTCTATTCTTTCATAAGTTTCTTCACTTGTCAAGGTCGCTCTTTTTCTCTGGCCTATGAAGAAGTTGATGTTACTACCCGCAAAGTCAACCTCAATCTTGCCTTTTTCACATAAGTCTATTTCATTTTCCCTTGTCAATAGCTCGTCAACTATCCTCGCCGTTCTTCCCCTCATATTTTGCCTCCAATAATTTTTTAGCTTCTTGATAAGTTTTCTTGTTTCTAATTCTCTTACTACAATAAACTTTATACCCGTCAAATTTTACTATACTTTGAACTAAAATTCTTTCCTTATCGCAAATATCTCTTATTTCATCTTCTGGTGTTATAAAACAGTTTGGAATATATCCTTTTTTTCTTTCAAAGTTTATATATTGGTCGAATACTATATCTTTCATAATTTTATTTGTTTCCTTTCTAAATCCATAGTTAGCTCCTTACTTATCTCTTTTTCTTCTTCCCTCGTAATTCCTCCTTTCTGATCGGCTTATTCA